GCACGAAACAAGATTACGTTTCGATGATTACCTAGAGACTTCAATGATTGAGGCTGTACCTGCTGAGGCTAACTCAGGAGCTGCTACTCAAACAGCGAATGCTACAGTAGGTAACAAAGGTTCTGAAGGTATCTTCTACGCTGTAGAGAACAGAGGAAATGTATGGGGGGGTGGAAACCCAACCACATTAGCTGACTTTGATAGTGTTATCTCTAGATTAGACAAGCAAGGAGCTATTGAGGAGAATGTTATCTTCAACGACAGAAACTTTGGATTTGACATTGATGATATGTTAGCTGGATTGAATGGATTTAACGGAACGTCTGCTGCTAACGCTGCTTCTTTCGGTTTATTCGACAATGACATGGAGATGGCATTAAACTTAGGTTTCTCTGGATTCCGTAGAGGGTATGACTTCTACAAGTCTGACTGGAAATACTTAAACGACCCAACTATGAGAGGTGGATTACCTGCTGGTAGTGGTTCTGGAAAAGTAAGTGGACTTTTAGTTCCCGCTGGTTCAACTACTGTGTATGACCAAATCTTAGGTAAAAATGCTAAGAGACCTTTCTTACACGTTAGATATAGAGCTTCAGAGACTGAAGACAGACGTTACAAAACGTGGATTACTGGTTCTGCTGGTGGTGCACAAACTTCTAGCTTAGATGCTATGGAGGTACACTTCTTGTCTGAGAGAGCTGTATGTACTTTAGGTGCAAACAACTTCTTCTTATTCCAAGAGTAGTATATTAAAATTATTATCCCTGTTGTAATGACAGGGGTAATTTTTATTTATTAAATCAAATTAAAATTTATGACTAAGCAAGCACAATTCGTAGACAAGGTCTACAAGTTAACTAGAGAAGCAGCACCCCTTTCTTTTATGCTTCCAACAAGAAACTCAAAAAGATTTCCTTTATTATGGTTTGACGAAAAAACAGGTATCAACCGACCACTTCGTTATGCTAAAAATCAAAGAACTCCTTTTGAAGATGAACAAGATGGCAATGCCATACTAGACCCAGTTATCTTTGAAGATGGATTTTTAAGAGTTCAAAGAACAAACCAAGTACTGCAAGAGTTCCTTTACTATCATCCACTTAATGGTATTAAATTTACCGAGATGGACGAAGAGAAAGATGCTCAAGCTGTAGTTGATAAAATGAATTTAGAGGCAGATGCTTTAATTGAAGCAAGACAACTATCTTTAGAACAAGTAGAATCCATAGGTAGAGTATTACTAAACAGAGACATTAGCAAGATTAGTGGAGCTGAAATTAAAAGAGAAATCTTAGTTTTTGCACGAAAAGAACCAGAGACTTTCTTGAATATGCTTAAAGACCCTATGTTGAAATTACAATCTAAAGTACAGTTGTTATTCGATGAGAAGTTATTGTCATTTAGAAATAAGAACAGAGAAGTCTGGATTAATACAGCAGCTAAGAAAAATAAAATGATAAACGTGCCATTTAATGCAAATGGAAAAGAAGCGGTAGTAGATTATTTTCTAACTGAAGATGGTGTAGAGGTTTTGATGTTTTTAGAGAATATATTAGAGTCTTAATATCCTTTATATACAAAGAGTTAAGAGGTGTTCCAAAAAAAGGAGCACCTCTTTTTTTTTGTTATCTTTGTAAAAAAAGTTTACGATGATAAACTCTGTTAGAAATACAGTACTTGCTGTATTAAATAAAAATAATTACGGATACATATCTCCATCCGACTTTAACTTGTTTGCTAAGCAAGCTCAGTTAGATATATTTGATAGTTACATTTCAAGTTTCAACAATCAGATAAACAAAGAGAATGCGAGAATGTCGGGTACTGAGTACGCTGATATAACTAAAAATATTGAAGAGGTTATAGATAGCTTTTCAGTTACAGGAAGCTTAACACAAAGCTCACTAAATATATATTCACTTCCTTCAATAACAACTACTGGGCATGACTATTATTTATTAAACAAAGTACTTTGTTTTTCCCAAAGTGTATTTAAAGGAGAAGCAGAAAAAGTTTCGCACAGTAAAATTACTATGCTTAATAATTCTCTTTTAACAAAGCCTTCTGCATCTTACCCAGCATACACACAAGAAGCAGATTTACTTACTGTATATCCATCTACATTTAATGGAGCTACAGATATACAAGCACAGTATATTAGATACCCTAAAGACCCTAAGTGGACTTACATTAGTATATTAGGAGGAGAGCCAATATTTGACCAAACACAATCAGACTATCAAGACTTTGAGTTACCTATTGAAGATGAACCTAAACTTGTTGCTAAAATTTTACAATACTCTGGCATATCAATTAGGGAGACTGATGTATTTCAATTTGGAAAAATAGAAGAGCAAACTCAGAATCAACAATAATAATAAGACATGACATATATATCGCAATATCAATACTACGAAAATGGAGGCTCTGCGCCTGAAGATACTAATTGGGGGTCTTATCAGTACGTAAGTTTGAACGACATTGTAAATAATTTCTTACTAATGTATTCTGGAAACCACTCGCTAGTTAACAACACAGACCGATATAAGGTTTTGTTTCACGCAAAGAGAGGTATTCAAGAACTAAACTATGATGCCTTTAAGGAAATAAAAGCACTAGAGCTAAATGTTAATGATAGCCTTAGATTTATATTGCCTTCCGATTATGTAAACTGGGTTAGAATTTCATTATACAAAGACGGTCTTATTAGACCACTTACTGAAAACATACAACTAAACACTGCAAAGGCATATATCCAATCTAGTGACGGTTCTCTTACATTTGATGGTCAAGGTAATGTCATAACAAAAGAGTCGCTCTTAGACGAGCAGAGGAAGTCTGGGCAGCAAAATAGCATATACTTAAACAAATCAAATGGTTCTCAGGACGAAGACTCTTACGAGGATAACTATAGTGGGTATAAAGAATATAGCATTGGGGGGGCTTATGGTTTAAATACTGAGACCGCTAACTTCAATCCTACCTTTAAGATTGACAAAAAGTCAGGAGTTATTAACTTTGACTCTACCATGGCTAATGAGAGCTGTATACTTGAGTACATATCAGATGGTATGGAAAATGGAGACAACTCGTTAATAAGCGTTAACAAGTTGTTTGAGGAATACATATACGCCTATATAAAGTATTCTATACTTAATAGTAAGTTTAATGTACAGGAGTATATTGTTAATAGGGCCAAGAAAGACAAATCAGCGCTTCTAAGGAACGCTAGAATAAGAATGAGCAATATACACCCAGGAAGATTATTAATGAATCTGAGAGGACAAAACAAGTGGATTAAGTAATATGGCGAATATCCAAAGAAACTTTACAGCTGGCCGAATGAATAAAAGCCTCGATGAGAGACTTATTCCAAACGGTGAATATATTGATGCGTTAAACGTAAGGCTAGGCTCTACCGAACAATCAGATATAGGTTCTGTTGAGAATACAAAAGGTAACGAGGCTTTAACGGTTTTGCAATACATAGATGGAACACCTCTTAGTGAAAATGCAAGATGTATAGGAGCTATTGATGATGGAGGTCGAGATACTATGTATTGGTTTATACACGACTCAAGCTTTGGAATTGGAGCTACAGGTAAATTAGATTTAATAGTATCATATAATACTATCAGTAAAAACCTAACGTACCACGTTATTAGCATTGACGATGGCAATGGAATAAATACTACTTTAAACTTTGACAATCAATACTCAATAACAGGAGTTGATATTGTAGATAACTTATTGTTTTTTACAGATGATAAAAATCCTCCTAGAGTAATAAACATAAAGAGAAAATACTTAAATCCTGTTAGTAATATCGACCAGTTTAGTGCTGAGTCTATTTTGGTTATTAAGCGTCCTCCTATTGAGTCTCCTGCAATACAGCCAATAAAGACAGGAGACCAAAACACTTTTCTTGATAGTAGGTTTGTGTCATTTGCATATAGATACAAATACGAGGACGGTGAGTATTCAGCTACATCACAATTTAGTGAGCCTTCTTTTATTCCTAAACCATTTGACTTTAGTTTTAATAGCTACTTAAATGAGGGAATGACAAACGCTACAAATAGCAGTATAATAACTTTTAATTCAGGAGGGCCTCTTGTAGTTGGTATTGACCTGCTATTTAAAGAGAATCAAACTTCTTTAATAAAAGTAATTGAGAAGCTAGATAAAGAGCAACTTGGTTATTCAGACAATACAGAATACACATACACATTTACAAACAGCAAAATATTTACAGTGCTCCCTGATACTGAGATATTAAGGCTTTATGACAATGTTCCTAGATTTGCTAAAGCTCAAACTATAATGGGCAATAGGCTTGTATATGGTAACTACGTTGATGGCTATAATATGCTAGACAGTGCTGGTAACAAAACAAGAATTGAGTATAGTACTAAATTAATATCTGAAGAAATAGGAGAGACTGACCTTGTTGACTCAACGGAGAGTGGCGTTTATAATATAGGCGGTATAGGAAAGTCAGTTCCTAATTGTATTGTTTTATTTGACTTAGACGGTGTAGAGCTAACACAAGGAGGTGGTATATCTTTAGAAGTTAGATTGTCTCATAGCGATTTTGCTGGAGACACTCCTTTTCCTACTGAGACTACAACCAATGTTAATATATCATTTAGCTATGTATTGCTTTCTGACTTTAGCTCAGTATACGCATTAGCTACAAGTAATGATTTTATAGAGAAAATAGGAAACTTAACAAATATACAAACAGTAGCTGACTCATGTGATGGTACTACTCTTACAGACCAAGTAAACTGTGCCTTACCTAATAATCTTGACGCTTTAACAAAACTATCAAGTGGTATATTTGACAATGGTGAGCCAATACAAATAATAACAACTCCTGGCAGTACTCAGATTGGATTACAGTTTCAAGCTATGCGTTATGTTAATGACGTATCAACACCTACTCAGAATGTATATGAATATTATGAGATTATATTTTCTGAAGCTTATTATCAAGAAGTAGCAAACCCAAGAAGTCTTCATAGTAATAGAGGCTATGAGGTGGGCATTGTTTATATGGATGATTACAATAGAGCTTCAACAGCTTTAGTTAGTCCTAATAATACCATTAAAGTACCTTGTTCAAATTCTGACAATAAGAACTCAATACAAGTAAATATACCAATTTCACAGGTTGCTCCTTTATGGGCAAGCAGATATAAATTTGTAATAAAGCCAGAGGAAGATACTTACGAAACCATATATAGTAATATATTCTTTGAAGACCCTCAAAGCAACGCAGCTTACTTTTTATTAGAAGGCGAGAATGCAGCTAAAATACAAGAAGGTGATAGGCTTATTGTAAAAAGAGATTCAGTTGGTGTTACGCAAAACTGCGTATATGCCACTGTGCTTGAGAAAGAATCTAAACAGGAGAACTTCATTGAAATACCTTCCGACATTCAACCAGACCCTGCTCCTGATACGCCCTTAATTATACCTGTGCCAACTGGTGTGTACATGAAAATTAATCCTAGTAACTTCACGGTTGTTCAAGAGCAAAACTCAGTAGTTGCTTTAGGCAAAAAGTCAATAGATGAAAATGCAAAGGACAAGTTTCCTATTTTAGCATATCCAATGAATATACCAGACCCTGCAAACTCAGGGCAATACATTGATTATACAGTCCCCTCTGGTAGTAGAATAATTCTTAGAATAAAACAACAAAGACTAGGGCCGGGAGATGGTAATAGGTCTTGTGAAAGAAGAATATATGAGCTTGGAGAAATAACAATTACGTCTTCTCAGGATTACGACAGTATGCAGGATTGGTTCAATGGAGATAACATTGAAAATATACTAAATGATGGAATACAAAATGTAGGTAGCAACGATGAAGGCATAACAAATTCTTATGACGAAACACTTGCTAGTGGAACTACAGCTCCTCCTAATAGTTTAGCTACCCCTGGTAATTCAGTAATAAGCGTGGCTGGAGCTACCAATTATTACAGGTTTTACAGGAACACCTCAACTAATCAGTTATTTTTGCTAATAACAGGAACTAGAAGATGCAGTGGAATAGGAGCTGGAGATAAAAGACGCTCAAGCGTAGAGGCTGAATTTACAATATATAGAGCAGACAGAACTCTTGTTTTTGAGACTGAGCCTTCTGATTCATTGCCAGATGTATGGTATGAGAATAATTTATCATTTGGCATAGGTGAGAATGGAGAGCACTTAGGAAATGTGCAAAATCAAAACTTTGGAACTAACGTACCAGCTATAGTTAATACTGAATTTTTTAACTGCTTTGCTTTTGGAAATGGAGTTGAGAGCTATAAAATAAGAGATTCAATTTCAGGTAAAACATTTAATCTAGGTAACAGAGTAACCTCAACATCAAGTATTGAATACAAAGAAGCCGATAGATTTGCAGACTTAACATACAGCGGTGTTTATAATGACGAGAGCAACGTAAATAAATTAAATGAGTTTAACCTTGGCTTACTAAACTTTAAGCCATTAGAAGACTCATTTGGTTCTGTTCAAATATTATTTGCAAGAGAGACTGACATATTAACTTTACAAGAAGATAAAATATCATACGTACTAGCTGGTAAAAATTTACTATCAGATGCAGTGGGAGGCTCTGCCCTTACTTCAGTTCCAGAGGTTTTAGGAACTCAAATAGCTAGACTTGAAAATTTTGGAATAAGCTCAAACCCTGAGAGTTTTGTATCATGGGGTTATGACAAATTTTTTACTGACTCTCAAAGAGGGGCTGTGATTCAACTTAGAGGGGCATCGTATAAAAGTGATGAGTTAAATATAATATCACAATCTGGGATGCGGTCTTGGTTTAGAGATGTTTTTATTGAGTCTTCAAACACACAAAAGCTAGGTGGTTTTGACCCATACATGAATGAGTATGTTCTTACCTCAAACACATTATCCGCTCCAATTATTGAAGAGTGCATTGATTGTGGCGTAAGTAAAAATATAACTTTAAACTCATCAGAATATTTTGTTTATTGCGTAGATGTTTCTGAGTTTGTAGGAGATGTAGATGTAAATTATATTATACCATTTGAAGGTTTTGACAATATAATTACTGAACTTACAGACGATAATATAGAAACGGAAGTTGGTCAAGAAATTGTAAGTGAGGAAGCTCAGACAGGTACTGGTTACACTATAACAGTTAATTACAATGGACAGGTTTACACTACAGGCAATGTAGTTTCTAGCGGAACGCTTACGTTTCCTAAAGATTCTGTTAACATAAAAGAGGCCACCATAACTGTATCTACAGACTCCACTGGTTCTGACACGATACAAGTAAACGTTGGTTGTCCACAAGCAGAAGAGATTACAATATATAACGTGTGTGTAACTAGCTCTAACGATGGTGGTAAGTATATTCACAATGAATATAGATGGAAAGAGAATTTATTTACCTCTCCGTTACACTCAAACTTAGTTCAATTCTCAAGCGGAACTAATACTCCACTGGTTTCTCAATATACAACAATATCAGGGCAACAAGGGGCTGGTATTATACCTAACGATGGAGCAACCGTAACAATGTATTCAAATAAAATAAACTTTGATGACTTTGTCTTTAATACAGCAAGCAACAAACTAAAATATTTAAGAACAAATACTTTATATCAGAATAATTCTTCTGACATAAATTCTTTATTAAGTGCATCAACTAATCTTACACCTATAATAACAAACGGAGCTCCTGATGTTTATTCAGCTCAGTTTTTAATGCCAAATAGTGGACAGTTTTTATACTTAATATGGGAATATAGAGAATCTACCGAAGCTACGCTATGCTATTCAGATGTAAGTACATTTGATGCTTGTTGCGATTGCGATTAATAAAAAAATATAATAATGGCGACACAAGGAACATATTATTTTGATACAGGTAGCTTTACTAATGCTACTGCTATATACACTGACGCCAGTTTATTGATACTAGCTTCGGATGGATTTTATTCTAATGGAACTATTGTTAGAGAGCAAAGCGCAGGTATATTATTGCCAGAACAAGTTTGTCCTAATTGCACTCCTGTGCCTACTCCTGTTCCTGTGCCAGTTCCTGTTCCAGTGCCTGTGCCTGTGCCTGTTCCTGTGCCTGTGCCAGTGCCTGTACCTGCTGTTTACTATTCATTGACTAAATGTGTCGATAGTAGTACAGGATGGAGAACACAACAACAAACAAATCAAATATCACTAGGTTTAAATGATAGGGTTCAAAATCCTTCAATGGATTTATATATCGTTACAGGTAGCACGTCTTCAGGAAGCGATATAGGATTGGTTTCATATACTGGTCAATTAGGATGTCCTACAACACCTGTTCCAGTGCCTGTGCCTGTGCCTGTTCCAGTGCCTGTGCCTGTACCTGTTCCAGTGCC